TATGATCTCTTTGTTAGGGATTTGAAAGCAGCTGGTGCGGATGTGAATGAGAAAGAAGCCAGGAGTTTCGTTGTCAACTTATTTTCTGGGGGTGTTATAGAAGCCCTCATGAGGAAAATGTTGGAAGATGGTCATGTTGTCAGCACGGCCATATTGGTTAATGGCCAGCCTGTAAGCTTTGATTATTTTACCAGCTGGCATATATGGAACAAGCTGATACAGTATGAGGGGGTTGCAGGCCAATACTTTAAGAATTATGTTAAAGTCAACAAGTTGCCCTTCCTGGAGGCTTCTCATAAATCCTGGATGAATTCCATGGAAACATCTAATATACTTGATCTTTTATTGGACCATGCTTCATTTTCAGACAAGACCTCTGCCATGGAGGCATTAGGTGTATTCAAGAAGCATGTGGATGTTAGGAAAGCAAAAGATGTTTATGTCAAAGAAGTTGACAAGAGAGGTCCAGTGCTCGGATTTATTGCTGAATACCATGTCTCTAATAAAAGGTTACCAGGAACAAGATTCCCGTTTGTGATTGAACTTGCCAAACTATTTGGTGTATCGGAGTTTGAACAACACTGGGAGATGGTGTTTGACAATTTTGCCTATGGTAATGGTCCTAAGTTTGGATTTTTTGGTATACCAAAAGACAAAGTGAGGAATCTTTTGAAAGACATGGGAGTTTCCGGAAATGTCATCTCTGACATATACAGAAAAATAAAAAATAGTTAAACTTGCACAAAGTGAAAAAACATTGGGAAGGTCAACCCAATCCCTTTGGTAAGCTAAAGTATGGCGGCAATAAAACCACCATGATAGACAAGGAAAAACTTGTGGCGCGCAAAGGGTATGATAAAAAGATAACATTCAAATCATAATAGTCATGAACAACAAATTAAAAGCAGAAATCATAAAAGAATTCGAAGATTGGTCTGGTGTGGGATCACCATGGGAATCTGATGAAGAAGATATTGAGTTTTTCAGCAAAGATCGCGCCAACTACTGGAAAGACCAGGGTGTTGGTGAGGAAGAGCTGTACGACTTTTTGTCCAATTGTACCGAAGAAGATGCCAAAGGTGGGGTGGATGAAAAGAAAACCAGCAAAAAATCCACCGTAAGGAAAGGTAGATTGCCTCTTTTCGAAGAATTCAGCAAACGCTCCAAGAGAAGAAGGGTGAATGAGAATCTTTATAGGGAGCTTGGTGGAGAATTTTTTGACGACATGCTCACCAAGTTTGTTGACACCATGCACAAAGATGAGAAAAATGCTGTTGGCATGATAGCATACCTCAATGATGCCCACCCATCAGATTATGAAGGGGAAGGTGTTTATGATGAGGCAAGTGAATTCTTCGTTGAAAGTTTGCCATGGGATTACTCAAAAGAAGAGATCATGTCGCTGAAAAGCATGCTAGATGCAGGTGATTTTGCTGGTATGTTCGCCCTGGTGAAAAAGCATTGGGAAGGTTAACCCAATCCCTTTGGTAGTTTAGGCATTTTTACCTGATTAGACTTCAACATGCGTTGCATGCTTTGCATATGACGATCCATGTTGAAGTCGTTTCCACTTCTTCCATCTTTATTTTCCTGCTGTTTGTCGTTCAACTCCCTGAACTTGTCCAGGAGATACTGGAGTTCGTAAAATGGGAGATCACGATACTGATCCGGTGAAATGCCGGATTTTATCCACAGGGTGTTTTGGACATCAAAATAATTCTCCAAGGATATCTTGATCGTCGAAAAGAGTTGCCCATCCATCTGGAAATCGAACAAGCGATTCATACTGCCCATCGCATGAACCACACCTCCTTTCCATTTTAGGTTCAACACCAATATTCAACTTTTTCGCAAACATTCTTATTGCTGCTATGTGGTTGTGATCCAACTTGACATAGGCTTCGTTTATCTTCTCAAGATGACTTTCGCTCAGATGTCTCCAATCCGATACGAGGAACTGCAGATGGGTGAGGAATGCAGTGTCATAATAGCCACCTTCTCCACGTCTCTTCTTGAGTTCCTGCTTCTGTACATAGTCAAAAATCCAGTTGATGACTCCGATGGTGGGAGGGTACAACAGGGGCATGTTGGGAAGTTTGGGATGATCCAACACGAATGCGTTCTGTTCCTTGTCCCATTTGTCAACCAGCTTTTGGTTGATGTTGGAGAAACCCAGGGTGTTACTGGTTATCTCTATTTTTTCCACAGTTCCACAATGTGGGCAATTGGCATGATGATAGAGAATGTTTTCCTTGGTGGAAAACGTGTAATCCCTTATCAGGAAGAATAGGAACAATCTGTCAACCTCCAAGAGGTCTTTACAATTCGTTCTATTGCCTTTCATGTAAATCCTGGTGCAAGAATCAACAAGAGACTGAATCTTGGTACCGATGTCCTTGAAATCAGTCTCATCCATACCTGAATAGTGGATGATCTCTCTGGTGGTGGCTGGCCTTGCAGAGATACGCAGATCGGTAGGGTAGAAAACTCCCTTGGATGCGAGTATCTCCCTTGGTACTGGTTGAAACCCCACTTTATCCACTTCTTCTGCGGATTTGGACACCTTAGCTCGTCTTTTATCTGCCAAGGTTTCAACCTTTCCCAGGTCTGTGGGTTTGTTATCTTCCTGCTGCGCATCTGGAAACTCAAGGTCTTGGTCTCCGATGGTGTTTTTCAGCATATCTTCGAATTCTTTTCCCATTTGAAACTGTTTAATGGTACGTGCATTATAAATATTGTAGGGAAACCACACATACTTGGTTTCTTTTTGGTATTTAAGAAATAAATTGAATTAGAATCTTGTTGAATATCGTTAATGTAAAGTTAGTTGAAGTAAGTTGTTTAATTTGAAGTATTTGTAACATTTGTAATTAATTTGAAGTAAAAATGGAATTAAACCAACAGCAAGACCAGCTGTTTGCAAACCTCTTTTCGGAAGAGGCTTTCGCATCAACCGATTTAGTTGATAAGGAAGAAAAAACCGATTTCACAGACGAGAACATTTATGCTCCCAGTCTGCCAGACAAAGGTTCGTACAAAGCAATCATCCGATTCCTGCCGTACTACCTCGATCCCAAAGCAAAATCCAAAATCAAAAAGTTCCAGTACTTTTTCCGCAGAGAGAATGGTATTCCTGGCGGATTGTTTGATTGTCCATCTTCCCTGGGAAGAGGTCATTCTGGAATCTTCACAGATGCGTTTTTCGTGCTTCGGGAACACCCCAACTCCCTGTACCAGGATTTGCAGAAGAATTTCAAGCGCAAGGTGCGCTATTTTTCTCCTGTGCAGATCATTCAGGACACCCAAAACCCTGAGTTGAATGGTAAGATCAAAATCTTCCGGTTTGGTGGTCAGGTCAACGACATCATCGAGCAGTTGATCACAGGAGACCCTACAATGGGCATTCCTTCTGTCAACCCATACGACCTGCTGAATGGTCGTGATTTTGTCCTTTCCATCGATCGCAAGACCTATGGAAATGGCAGCAGTGGGCCATCCTACGAGAAGAGTGTTTTCCAGACATCATCCAAAGCCATACTGGTGCCTGGATTCAACGACAACGATCGCGAAAATATCACCAAGGAAGGTCTCAAGCAGGCCATCTTTGAGTATCTCAAAGGAACTCCTGATATCTCTGCCTATGAATACCAGCCGATGGATGATGCGGCCAAGCAAAGGGCCACCAACATCGTTCGCACCATCGTCCAGGACGAGAATGTGTTCGCTGCCATCATCAAACGCGGTGCCAAAGGTGGGCGCGACTATTCTGAGTTTGCCAAAAACTCAAAGAAAGGTGAAGCTCCCCAGGCAGAACCTGATGCTTTGCAGGAAATGAAGATCGATGGGGGTGAGCCTGTGCTGTCAGGCAATGGCGGCAGCGTAAGTGCAGATGTTGATCTCGGAGACATCGATTCTGATGTCACTGCCATAGCAGACGAAATCCGCACAGGAAACACCACCCAGGAGGAACCTCCGTTTGAAGTTGATGCTCCGGCTACTCCACCTCCTGCTCAGGAGGAGTCATCTGATGACATGTCGGATGTGTTGGATGAGATAGAGTCGCTTGATCTCACAGGAATGTAAACCATCCTCTGATAAGTGTCAATGATATTCGACAACGTAGATGTGGAAAGCACTCCGGATGAAGGTCTGGATGTGCTTTCCAAATTTCATGGGGTTTTGACAGACCTTTTGAAAAAGAAGTTTGGTTCTGGCCCGAAGACAGAATGGGTTGACCTCGATGAGAGAATAAACTTTGCTTGTCCCTATTGCGGTGATTCCGCAAAGAATCAGCATAAAAAACGGGGCAATCTGTACAAAAGCAGTCTCAGGTATGTTTGTTATAACTGTGGGCAGCGATCTTTCCTGGACACTTTCATGGCTTATTTCGGCATCGGTGGATATACTGATGTTGAAATGGACATACTGAAAGCTAGCATTGAAAAGAACATACAAAATGGGTTGTTCTCCAGTGGTGTATCTTTCCTGGATACCCTCAACATGAATGTTGATGTCAACAAGCTGTGCATAAACCGCACCAGGATAATGGATAAATTCAGGTTGACCAACCCCTCCTACACAAGGTATGTGATGGAGTATTTAAGGAAGAGGAAACAACACATTCATCTAGGTAACAATATCAACCACGTGTTTGCCTATAGCGAATACTACGATTCATTATGGACTTTCAATACCAACAGAGAAGGTAAGGTTATCAGCGCCATGCTGAAAAATGGTGTATTCAAACCACTCAAACATCCAGGCATACCTCGCTTCAAGTTGATGAATTGGGAGGATTTGATGGGCCATTTTGGTGTCACTGATATCAAAGAGGATTATACACGCATCATGAATCCTCTGAGTGAGTTGTACAACATTTTCCACGTAGATTTCCAGAGACCTTATATAATCACTGAGGGGACAATGGACTGCAATTCTCTTAGCAACTCGTTCGCCATATGCGGTGCCACAAAGAACTTCAACATCAAAGGTAGATACTTGATGGATAACGATCCTGCAGGCAAGAAAGCATCTTTGAAGGCTATGGAAGCTGGTAATGAGGTGTTTCTGTGGGACAAGTTTATGGAAGAGGAGAACATAGACCCCGATTTGAAATTGAAGGACATAAACGATATTATAGTAAAAACCAGCGTACCGGAGTCCGATCTGAGTGCGTATTTCTCCAACGATGAACTAGATTTGATATGGGTATAAACCAAGATGAAATAGACAAATTGGAAGAAGAATTCTTCTCTGATGTATTGAAAGAATTGAAGGTGTATAAGAGGAAAGGTGTTGTTAAATTCGATACGCATGAAGGGGAGGTTGAAATTGGGGATTTCAAAATTGATGAAGTGGTAGAAAAAGAAAAAACAGTAGTCATAGAACATGTCAAACCAAAACGAAAAAGAAAAGGCGATGATGAATTCACTCTTCTCTGAGCCGGAGAAAGAGAAGCCACAAGAAGAAACTAAGAAGCAATCACCTGCCGATAAAATGGCAGTGCAAGCCTCCAGGCTTAATGCAGAGGTGAAGCAGTTATCAACCATGTTCTCCTCTACTGACAAGCTGAATGACGGTCTCCCAAAGCTATATCAACTCAGACAAAAGATCATAGCCCACAGATACTCGTTCAGCAGAACTTTGTCTGGTATTTTGAGAAAAAGGAAAACCCAAAAATCTCAGGCCATAAACAGTTTCTACGCATCATTCTTCAAGGATGAGGAAAAGAAACGCAAACCCACCACCCTGGATAGGGATGCGTATCTGGATATACACTTAGCAAGCACAGATGGTCTTATTGATGACCTTAATAGACAAATAGAGCATTTGAATGGTTCTCTTGCCACTGTTGATAAGATGATATACGGTGTTCAATCTAAAATTGACTTGTCGAGATGATACTCACATACGATCCTTCTTCAAATGAGTTCGTCATCAATTATGATGACATAAACCAAAAGCGATCCCTTTCTTACCACTACAAAAAGAAGCTAAAAAACTGGCGATTCAGAAGTAGAGGCAATCCAGGATGGGATGGTGTCATCAACTTCATGTCCAGGGGTGGCAATGCCATACCCGTAGGACTTTGGAAGGATTGTATGGATCATTGCAAGAGACTGGGTTATGATGCCAAGTTTGTTGGATTGAAAGAGGTGTTCAATGATATAAGCAAGGAGGATTTTACCAACTTCTGTAATGAACTCATGAAAGATCATGAGTATAATGCGAGGCCAGTTCAGATTGCTGCAGCATACAAGATAATCAAGTACAACTATTGCCTTGGTCATCTTTCCATGAATGCTGGTAAAACCCTTATTCTTTATTTGGTGGTCTCTTACCTGCTCCATAAGGGAAGATATGATAAGGTGCTCATTGTTTGTCCAGATTCAGACCTTGTTATCCAGATGTATGATGATTTCGATGACTATTCTTGTGGTAGATGGAGACACATAAAACCCAAGATGATTCACGGCAAGATCAAAAAGAAGGATAGGGGAGTGCATGATGCCAACGTGATCATAGGTAACTTCCAGACGTTGAAGAATGCTGATGATGATTTCTTCCTCCATTTTGGTGGCCTTTATGTGGATGAGGTGCATCGCGCCAAAGCCGCAAGCATCAAAGATATCATATACAAGACGAAGAATGTCAACACCAGGGCTGGGGTTTCCGGAACCATACTCGCAGAAGACAATGCCGATTATTACACCCTATTGGCCAACTTTGGGCCTGTGGTATGTACTCTTACTGAAAAAGACCTCACAGACCTTGGATATGCCACTCCCATAAGGTATAACCCGATGCTGCTGGATTATGCGTCAGATGATTTCAAATTGAAGCTATCCCAACTCCGATCCAGGGCCGACATAGACAACAAAGATGTCTTCCATATTGAGATGAAAAACATACGCACTTCACAGAAGCGCATCTTTTGGATTGCGGAGTTTTTGTCCAGGCTCCAGGGTAACACCATCGTGTTTTTCATTGACATCAAAACTGGATACGGCAAGCGGCTGAAAGATGCCACAGCCACCTTGTGCAACAAGTCCATTTTCTATGCCGATGGTCAAACACCTAAGGAAAATAGGGCAATCATAAAAAGGCATCTGGAGAATAATACAGACTCCATACTGTTTGCTACCTATGCCACCTATTCAACTGGTAAGTCGATAAACAACCTTCATAATGCGGTTCTTGCGGAATCCATAAAGGATTACAACACGTTCAGTCAAACCCTGGGCAGATTGCTCAGATTGCATGAAAGTAAAGATGTGGCAGATGTTTATGATATATCTGATGATCTGAGGTGTTATGAAACCGGATTCGATATGAACAACTACTCCTATAGGCATATGACTGAACGCATACGCCTGAGCAGAGCCAAAGGATATGATGTCAGAAAGACCACCAAAGTCAATCTGCAAGGCTCACAATCTATCAACGGAAGTTTTCAAATACTATAGAATCCATCATGACAGTACAATCAATATCTTCTTATGGTGACGGTATACTCTCCGACCTCAAGAGATACACTTCCCTTGCATCAGAACCATCTAGGAGGGCACTTAGCCCCATCTTTGACATGATGTCAAGGAAAGGCTTCGAAGATATCTTTCTTGAAGCCTATTTCAAAGGCGGTATTATGTCTGCATATGTCGCTTTGCTGGAGACCATATTTGCTGGTAGAGGATGGAAGAGGTTACTGCCAGTGGATAAAAAGGTGAAAACTATGATCTATTACCAGCTGGTGGATCACAGAGAATGGTTAACTAATGTTATGTCGGAGCTTTTGAGGGAGAAAACAATGAGGCTGAAATCTTCAAATGGCTCCATTTTATTTCACACTGATCACAAGCTCACAATAGACGGTGTGGAATATCCCATTTGCAAGCGAATTCTTACCAATCGGAAAAGGGTTGTTGCTCAGGTGGTGGTACCCTGGTCTCAGATGTGCGCATTCATCAGTAATAATCACCCCACCATTTTTGAATCCTTTCTTATGTTTATTCAGGATGGGGCAGTGGTTTTGCATGATTCTGAATATGGAGAAGAGCAATCCAACTGGATAAAGTTCCTGTCAGATACTCCATTGGTGGAACCTCTTATAGAGCCTGCTTATGTATGTAACAGAGAGTATCATGATTATCCACAGTTTTTGGTTCATTTACAGAATCCAGAAATTCGTCTGATGGACATAACCATCAATAAATAGAATAAACGACAAATGAAAAAGAATAAACGACAAATGAAAAAGAATAATAGACTCCCATTATTTGAAGAATTTTCACATAATAAAGGTGTGTCAATGAATGAAAAATATAAGAAAAAGGACGCCATAAATGACCTTGAATCTATTAACAGGCATCACATAGCTTTAGATTCAGAGGTAAGATTTATAGACGACAAAAAGATAGATGGGTTTAAAACATTAAAATTCGAACTCGAAAGTGAGGACAGGTCTGATAGATTAGAAATATTTCTTTATATAGAAGATGGTTATTACTCTGGTACACTTGTGAAGGTGGGCAATGAAGAAAATATGTTCAAATCAACCATGGCAGCTCTTATATTTGCCCATATGGAGTTTGGTGATATAGAACCAGATGAACTTGATGAATGGGAAGATTGGGAAGAACCGGTCACAGATTTGGTGAGACCAACATTTTAACACTTAGATATGATAGATTTAAGAAAGTGGAGCGGTGATACCAGCAAATTGGATTCGTACGGCATGGAAATGTATGCTGCGGCTGAGCGTATGTTGTCGTCACCAAGTGGAAAAAAATTCATAGGTCTTTCCATGAGCGAAGGTGAGATCAAAAAATTTGTATCACAATTACATAGTGTAGATTCTTTAAAACCCAGGAAGAGCGGGTTTACCACTTGGATTTTACACAGGCTACCATCACTCACAAACAACGCAAGATTTGGTCAGTACGCCAATATGAAAGCAAGGGGCTGGAATGGAGAGATAGAAGGCGATTTTTGGGGATTTATTTACCATTATGTGCTGGTGTATTATGGGTATGCCTCCCTGGCCAGGTTTTTGTATGAAGGAAGAATGACAAATTCTGGAATTAATCATAGGTTTTTTAATTCTATGATATTTTTTGATAGGGATACCATAGAATCAATATCTCCTTATGTCACCAATATACCCTCATTTTTTACTAACATGAAATTTTCCCTGAGAACTCCAGCCACTATTAAGGTTCTCAGAAAATTTCCACGAGCATCCATTAAGCTGTCAGATCAAGAAAAATTTGATTTTTTGTCAAACGATGACCAATGCACATTTGCAGCGTATAAATGGTTATTTAAAACGTTAAAAATATCCAGGTCGTTTATAAACAAGACATTTAAAGATGTGAATGGGGAGCTTACTACCATATTCACAGATCATGTGAAATCTTCTGTGTATGAAACAAAAAGATTATTGTCCATAATACAATTTTTGGTTTCTAAGGGGGCATCTGTTGGTAAAAAAGTAGAAAGCTTGGACTTTATGACACCCAGGCAGTGGTGTGTGAAAAATGGTTCTAGGGAAGTTTTGAAAGCCATAAAATTGGGTAGGATGAAAAAAGAAAACACCGCAATGAAAAACAGGCTACCATTATTTGAAAGCTTTGCTGGCAGCAGGTACGAATCATGGACAAGAGGTCTATATTTGAACTACGTGCAACGCAGCCTACCGTCCGATTCAAGATTCAAACTTGTGTCCCCAGAGGAATTTGAGGAAAAGGTAATAAACCACCATGATTTTCAAGACATCAAGATAACTGATTACGACAAGTCTGACATTTACAGGTTGGCAGATAAAAGAAGAACATATCTTGATGGCCACAAAACAGTTCTCGGACATGTTTGGGTGGAAGATGATATGGTATCCCATTGGATAAACAAAGATGCTTTTAATATGTAAGAATCACCCTCCGAGGTGGAACAGCGACCTGCCATGATTAGAAAGATGGCGGCAGTTCAATATATTTTAAGAATTATCTATAAATAGGATAAACCGTTAACATAAAACGACAAATGAAAAATAAAAGATTACCACTATTTGAAAATTTCAAAAATGAATCAGAGGATTATTTCAAAGCCAGAAAAGAGTTTATAAGACTTCTTGGTGGTGTATGGTCCCCCAACAACAATGATGTTTTTTGGAGGGCAGTTGAAATAGCACATAACGACCCCACATCGAAAGCGTTCTTTGCTGCCCAAGCTGAATATGATATAGAAGATATGGATGATTATGATGAATACACTCAAGCTGTTGATGATGTATTAAAATCAGAAGATTACTTCCTAGAAGAATTAATGAATATGGGTGTGCTTGAAGAGTTTAGTTTACTGTTCAAACCAAACTCCAGAATGACTTTTGCCGATTTTGCTGCCAAATATCCAGACATAATGCCATAGGGCAATTCTCAATTTTCGAGGTGGAATAGTGGCCTGTCTGAACACATCCGTTTGTGTGACGATAGGTCAAATTATACTTGGACCAAATCTTCTATCTGGCTGATTCCAGAATGCTTCGGCATCACTTGAATGCGGCATGGATGGATACACGGTATCCTTGGTTAATTCTTCTACCCATTGATATATGGAAGTCGCTATACCTTGTCTCCTCCTATCTTTTCTAATGTCTATACTCATCTTTGGAAGGATCAGAATATCCTTCTTTTGTGAATTGCTCAAATAATGGTAGCCTGTTCTCGCGTATCGTCCTGGGAAAATGGTCTTTGTAACGACTGAATAGAGAGGTCACGTTGGATATTAGCCAGCTGAATTTGGATACCACCTTCTTGTCATGCATCTTGAACCTTTCCCTCATATCGTTGTATTTGTTAACATCGGTGCAATGATTATGCAGCCTGCTGACAAATGACATGTAACCCTCATCTGGGTCAATGGAAAATAAATGCGATACGATTTCTCTGAGAGATTCGAAAGATGAGTTCCTTATGAGACTGTCAAAATAGGCATTGTGTACTATAGACTTGGCATACCATTGGCCATCTACCTCATATTGATTCCCATAAATGTCAGTGATGGTTCCCATGGAGGGAACACGATCATCGATTTTATACAAGGGTGTTCTGTATCTATCAATTTGCATATTCATTCCTAGATTCTATTCATATCCAACTGGACATCAACGGGTATCACTTTTAGTTCTTTTATGAATTGTTTAAAGGTTGGTGACATGTTCATATTCCTATTATGGTATTCATTCTTTCCACATACCCTGTTGGTGCATTGGATAGTTGGGTTGCTCTCCTCCTACTATATGCCATACTACCAATCTTCCACTCCCATTTCACCACATCTTCTATGACAGATGGGGATACACCCATTTTAGACAAGAATTCCCTCAGGTATAATGGACTCATGGTGAAAAATCCAAAATGCCCCAAATCAGAATCTTTTTTGAAGTTGATTTCCATGAATCTGGTCCATTTATTTTCAAAATCACGCACACTTGACAATTCTGATACTAGCTTTATGGTGGTGAGGTATTTTCTTGAGATACCATCTTTTTTTGATAATAAAGTGAGATAATAAAGGATGGTATTTTGCAGACAGTTGTATCTTCCACCACCAACTATGTGGTTTATTTCAGGTAAATCCCCTTCCAGTCTTGCCCAATCTGAATGTGTGTTCAAGAGTTTCAAACATGTTCTTATGTGATCCAGTTTAACTCCCCAATGCTTGCCCATATAAATCGAACGTTCCAATATGAGCGATAAAAGATTGTGATTAGCATTGTCTCCAGCGAAAGTCACATTGATGTGGTCAGCTTCATGAGATAACCCCCAGTGGCTATTGTATTTCTCTATAAAGTCTGGGAATGTGCTTGGGGATTCAGCTAGGAGTTTTATCGTATCTTCACTAAGATCAAAGTTGTATTGGTGGTAATTTTCAAGTAATGGAAGTCTATTTCTTTTCATGATTGTTTTGTTTATTCTATTTATAAGTAAAGATCAGCCATCTCATCCCCGGTTTCGTCCTCTATACCCAGCATTTCCTCCATTTTCTCTATCCTCTTTCTGTAGGTCGGATTATCACCATTGATTTCTAACCATTCATCAACGAATTCTTGGGCATCGAGGGTGTCCATATGGAGTCCCATGTGCATCACTGTCATCGCACAATCATCATTTCCTATCTGAGATACCACAACTCCTTTCTTTACTCCCAGAGATATGACCTCTTCTATGGTGGTTTTTTCGAAGATGACTATTTGATTCATCTTGATTGCCTGGGACATGTTGGATGCAGCTCTTTCCTTGAGTTTGTAAGTGAGGTTAACGCCTGGGTAAAGAGTTTCATTAGATATGGAGCGCCTGTATTTTGTGAAGGTATAGTCCTCCTCGAAATCGTTGTATTTCCCATACAACTGAGATAACCTGAAAATGAATTCTTCTCCTCTATGGTTCAACTCCAGGGTTGACTTTACGTTTTCTTTATCGAAGAGGTCAACCACCAGATGGTAAAACAGGACAGATGCTTCTGGTATCTTGGTGGAATTTGATCTGAATATTCCAACCTGCATGAATTTAAAGAAATCCTTCTCCTCAGTGAATAACTTCAACTTCTTTATGGATTTCATCGATAACATGGTGAGTTCGAAGATGTTGAAAACAGTGAAGTCACCCTCAGAACCAGAGGCAAGATCAACTGTTATTACGAATCTACGATGCTGATCCTTGCATCTTTCCAGTTCAAATTTGGGGTGCCAAGTCAACCTTGGTGCACTGAGTTCCTTGCCTTTTGCATCTAGCAGTGGCCCATATGGCAGCTCTAGATCATCGAATGCTGGTATTTGTTTGAATACGAATTCAACTTCATTGGCCTTGGTTTTCCTGAGCTGATCTGGTTTAAGGAGAATGTTGGCGCCAGAAAGGAACTGATTACCATACTCCTGATTGAAGTCTTCCACGGAACCCAAGTCCATTATCTGGGCTTTCTTCCATGCATCATCCCTGCCTGGAACCTGCCACCAGTCAATCCGTATTGGGTTGTAATAGTTTTGGCCATACACCGCTTTTGAGTAAATCTCATAGAACTTGTTGAGTCCTCTAGGTGTGGAAGTGAGGATGATGCGGGATATGTCTGATGAAGATATAGTAGGATATACTGTACGATAGAACTCATTGAGGAATGAGGAGGAAATTAGGGCGAATTCATCAATATACAGAAGGTGAATGGTAAATGATGCACCAGAGTCTTGTGTGGTGGTTTGTGCTACCAACTTACAGCCATTGTCGAATGCCATAGACATCACATTGTTGACTACAATGCCTGGGCGTATATAAAAAGGGAGGTTTTTTATGATGACCTTAATCTTGTCCATTAGCTCTTTCACAGTGGATGAATCTCTGGAAAGAAGCATCACATTTCTGTCCGTATTAAAACAAAGGTACCAAGCAATGTAAATGGCAGTGGTGATGGAATTATGTGATAATATGCCGTTGGTGTAGTACCTCTGATCTGGAGAATCAACACCGAGGTCAAACATCCGCTGCTTCATCCTCAATCTCGTTACCTTGGTTATGGGAACAATGTTGAATTCACCCAGCAAGTGGTCACCTTTCTCCAGGTCTTTAACATGTTTTTCTATGAGTCCAGGTAGGAACACCCTGTGATCACCTGCACATCTCAATACCACCTCGTTACCAGACCACAGTTCGTAAATCTCAAGTCTTTCGGAATGGTACGAAGAGATGACCTTCTTTTTACCAGAATCGGTATTTGTCTCTATCCCGCTTTCCGGTGGGTTTAGATTGGAAACCTCTTTATCCAGCAGGTCTAGAATCCAGAGGAATATCTTTAATAGGAGTTTTATCATGGAGTTATCTTCGGATTTGAATGCATTATCCAATTTATTTAAGAAAGGTGAGCCTATTAAAAGGTCTCTACTATACGGCTGTGCGCCAGAACTTACCCATCTAACACCCTTTCTTCCAGAAGATGCACATATTTACCAAAGGTTATGGCACTTGGTGAATCATAGTTTCATTCCAAAACAATGCGACTACTGCGAGAATCCTGCGAAGTGGGATAAGAAGAGGAAAAGGTATGGCACATGCGGTTCAAGCGCATGCAAAAAAGCCAAATCCAGGGAGACTTCCAGAAAGAAGTATGGAACAGACCATCCTTCCCAGGCCAAGGAAGTGCAGGAGAAGAAAGCTGAAACCAACAAGGTACGTTACGGTTCAGACAACCCAATGAAGTCAAGGGAAGTGCAGGAGAAAGCCAGGGAGACCATTAGAGAGCGTTATGGGGCGAATAACCGCCTCAGTATGGAATTGGAATCTTCCAGCATTCCGTACCATTACTTACTTAAAAAGGATGGTTATTAACAAAGGGTGAATAGAAGAAAACACACCAAGAAAATCTCCTTAGAGTGTACTCAGATAAAGCAAGCATGACTGAGCATCAAATCATGAATTCATTGGGTAATGTGAGGATTTTTGGAGTGGCTCAGGATAAATATGGAAAATCGTTAATAAGTGAACATACTCCCTTTATTTGAAGACTTCCAAAAACCCTCATCAAAAGAAGGTTTTTGGGAATGGTTTAATGGTAGCAAAGTGATTGACGATAACGGTCAACCTCTAACTTTATATCATGGAACCAATGCTATCATAGATACATTCGATCACAGAAAGAAAGGGTCTAGTACAGACCCTGGCATGAGAGGAAGGGGTTTCTATTTTAGCACAAACATCAGAAGTGCAAAGAGCTATGGGTCTAACATATATGAAGTCCATTTGAGGATATTGAATCCATTCCATCCTTTAAGCTTTGATTCTCTAGAATCCGTAGCTTCTTTTTTAGAAGTTGATGTCTCCATATTGAAAGAAAGAGGCAGGGGTACTGCGCACCACTCAGTCAGTGTTTACACGCCATTTGCTGGTGTTTTTAGTGGTGCTGTCAGAGAGAAAGGTTTCGATGGCATAATACACGGGCAGGAATATGTTGTTTTTAAATCAGATCAAATATTTATAAAATGAGTAAAGGCCGCAATGATGTAGCTATGGTATCTTGCGGGTGGAGTTTATGGCCGTCTTGACATGGAATTGGAATCTTCTAGCATTCCGTACCATTACCTCCTTAAAGAGGAGCGTTACAGGCGAAGGGTAAATAGGCGGAAGTTCACCAAGAAGAAACTTCTCTCCAAAAACCCTGGTTTGTATGCACATCATCTCACAGAAGCAGAAATCATGAATCACCTGGGTAACGTGCGAATTTTCGGAGTTTCTCAGGATAAATATAGAAAATCGCTAAACTAGACTCATGAAAAGAAGAATACCTTTGTTTGAGGAGTTTGATGGGGTCCGAGAAAACGTTCCTTCTTGGAGAACTCTCCAGAAACCCACAAGAGACCCCGCTATCATAGAATCCTTTCTGCACGAATTTGGCATTTCTAAGGAACGCCACAAGTATATCATAGAACCAGATGGTTCCGTTTCATTTGGTCCCATGTCCATGTCCAAGGATATCGAAATAAAGGGAGAGAGCATAAAATGCTTCCCGATTTATCTTAATACATTTGGTGACATAAGAATAGAAGACTGTCCCAACTTCGAATCTTTGGAAGGTCTTCCACCATATACAACAAATCTCTATCTGAGAAATCTTCCAAAGTTAAAATCCCTAAAGCATTGTCCAGAGCGCATAGGTGGTTTTTTTTGGTTGACGGACTGCAACATATCAGATTTAGTCGGATGGCCGAAACATGTAAGACATGGTTTTGTTGTACACAATCTGCACAATGTAAAAAATTTAAGGGGTATGGAGGAATACGGCATGGTGATTTCATCCAAAGCTTCTGGTGGGATGTTCATGAACTGCGGTTTTGAGTCTCTGGAAGGGGCACCTCCAGAGATGACTGGAAGTTTAGAAGTGAAGAGTTGTAAATTAAAAACATTGAAGGGTGCTCCAAGAAAAATAAAAGGTAGATTTGATGTTTCCGATAACCAATTAACTACTCTCAGATATCATCCGAGATACATATGGGATTCCTTTGTGTTCAAAGGGAATCCTCTGAAACCAGGGGAGGCATCTAAAGCCAGGAAATCTATCAAAAAAAGATGGTAAAAACAGTTAAATATTACAAAATCAATGAAAAAGAAAAGACTACAGAAATTCGAATTCTTCAATAAGGACAAGAAAAAATCTGTAAACGAAGCCAAGTTATCTGATAACACTTATAGAGGATACCCCATCCCATTTCTTGGATTTCTCCATGAACTTAATGTTGCAGATCGTGGCCATATGATGCCAATAGATAGCCCAATGGAGGAGATTCTGGAGGAATATGACGAGCAGCAAATGTATACGCGGGATGAACCCGAATATATGATGGGTGGCAAAATAACCCAAGAAGAATTTGATGCCCTTGTAGCCAGCATAAAATCAGAATCGGAGTTTATGATACGGGTTTGTAGTGAAGAAAATGAATTGGACATAGATTGTTCCAAGTTTAGAAGTTGTTACACAACTTCCTATTGGAGTTTTCGCTGGTCTGATGATGTCTGCACCATCATGATTTTTGAATAGATGAAGCCAATATATGGCTCAGGTCATACAATCGTATGAAGGAAAGTAAACAAAATAAACCAAAAACCGATGGGAAACCGTAGATTTGTCTCCCACAGTTTTTATTGCAGGAGAAATAGAATAAATACCATATCTGCATTAGATGTTGATATGACAGTTGGTAGAACGCTTAATTACAAGGGTAACCCAATAGATAGCATTTTTATGAATTTAAAAGCTAAAAAAATAACTGGAATTTAAATCACTAAACTAATAAAACAACAAATGAAAAATAAAAATAGACTACCATTATTTGAAGAATTGTCTAATGCTCCTACACTCATTGATGTTGTGAATGAAATTGATGAATGGATGTTGGACGGTAGTGACACATTTGATAATAAATGGAGCCAGCTATACGATTCTGTGGCAGAAGAAATAGCCATATCTATTGAAGGTGAAGTGGAAGATGATGAGCATGAGAATTATGATGCTTTCTTAGACAACACTTTGAAGCATAGGGTGTTTCATTATGACTATATGCTGCATGACAAAGAAGATTCTTATTACGAGAATGAACTCAAAAAACGCAAATCTCAAGAAGCAATTCGCTTGAATGCTGGCAAGAATGATATAGCAGTGGTTTTTGCTAAGTATATGATGTGGGCTTTTCAACCTCACCATATTTCGCAGGAGTTGAATGGCTATCTAAACTAATACGTAGTGAAGATGATCCTGTGGCAAAACTTTTTGGTGTCGCGTTAGTTGATTTTGGGGAATCGTAAAAAGATTCTCGTTACGAGAATGAACTCAAGAGGCAATTCGCTTGGGTGCTAGGTACACTGTTAGGGTGCCCAGGTGTTTCCACCTGGGCAATTTCATATTTGGAACCCCATATGATCTAGCTGAATAACGCGGTATGAATAAAGGTATAAAGATCGTATTTCTGGACATAGATGGTGTTCTCAATTCTCAGACTTTCTATGTGAAGAGACATGAGAACAACCCGAACAAGCAATCCCTGACTGATGAGGATGAGTTTGATCCTGCTGCCGTAAAAAATCTGAACGAGATAACAGATAAAACTGGAGCAAAGATTGTTGTTTCGTCCTCATGGAGGAAATCTAGGACGTTGGAACAATTGCGAGACCTCTTTAAAAGAGTTGGCATAGCTGGAGAGGTGATAGGTAAAACACCGCATCTGTCATTTCATCACTCAACATACTCCAACTCCGTTCCAAGAGGATGTGAAATAAAAGCGTGGCTGGAGATGAATAAAGACCTGTTAGGGTGTAAGATAGAGAATCTGAGGTACATGATTCTCGATGACGACTCAGATATGCTCTATTGGCAAAGGGAGGCGTTCCACTGGTGCGACAATTTCACTGGGCTTACACCCAACATAGCATACAAAGCAGTTAGATATCTGAATAGATATTGATGGTCAAATAAATAGAGAAAGCCAATCAAGTTAAACTAGATGAGATATGCCAGGGTTAACGCTCTGGTATTTCTGTATTTGAAACTACCATCTATTCTGTGTCATATAGCAAGAAATGACTTGCCATGCAGAACACTAATAACACATTATCCATTCTCTTACCGGAGGTTTATCAGGATGTCAATCTTCATATCCAGGATAAGCTATTCAGAAGGTACATTCAGACTAGTGGTATGCCAATCTATGGTGATATCTGTGCTAATTGGGGTATAAACCCAGTGAATATGGTTCCCAGGTCAGATGCACCGATTGGTGATGTGAAAAGACAGCACATCATACCAAATCAATTCATCGATGAGGACTATGTGCAATTCATGATGCCCATCAATGGTGAGGTAAAGGCCATATGCCCTAAGATGAAGATACTCAATCTTGGATTCTTCCATGCCACCAATTTTGGCGGTAGAGGTCTGGAAATATCCACTGATGAGCACATGTATTGGGCTGACCAAGTACCATTTGCTCTGAAAGAGGGGTTTCCTGATGTTGAATCTTTCAGGGAGTACATTGGCTAACAGAGGCAACAATGGATTTCATGGAACTGTGATTTACTTTTGATATGGAGAAAATGATCAAAAAAGAAAAAGTATACTACGCTAGTATTGATTAAGTAGAGTGTTGTTTGCGGAGGGCTTGATTCTATTGATGACGGCCTTCCGTATTTAAATACCACAAATAACCACCTATGAAAGAATTTGAGTTTGAGATACCCGTCAACGGATCGCCTCTTGCTAGATTGGTAGAATCCGATACCTTAGAATTCAACATGGCTGCGGCCAGATACATGAAGATGGTAGATGGGCATGTGCATTTCAGAGTTGGCATTTCCAAAGAAGATGATGTTCTTGTGCTTATGATATCCAGTGCAGGTGATAGAAATGCCTTCATAGCCATGCCATATGATGGCAAATATCGCATCAGTGGTATAACATCCACATTCGTCAAGCTGGGACACACTCCGGAAAAAATAGGGTCGTATTCTATAGCATATGATGCCAGAGAGAGCTGTTATGTGCTCAGCCCAATTTGGAACCCGTAAGTTGTTGCACTAATAAAAAGTGTGAATCAATAACGAAACGCAAGCAAAAATGGACAAATACGTAGCAGCAGTAAAGCAATTTCATGACAAATTCGGGATTCATGTAGGGAAAAGAAACCGATCTGTTCCTGTGGATGTCATGAACTTCCGAGGTGATCTCATTGAAGAGGAAACCACCGAATTTTTGGAGGATTTCAGCGCAATGTCTCCAAGAGACATTCTGGATTCCCTGGCAGACATCAAATATGGGCTTGCGGGAACCATTTTGTCCATAGGCAGGCAAGGTAGATGGAAATCTGCCAATTTTCCTGTAGTTTCAGTCACGGACACTCCGGAAGAATTCTTGGTGGAATGCGGATACGACATTCTGCGCTCTATCAACACCCTGAAAAGTGCGTACCACACCACCGCCATTGCGTCCGGCATTCTTTTACAAATGGATGGACTTCTGGCAAACATGTGTGTCACTGCTGGGTTACCTGAGCATATTTTCCACCAAGTGTTTATGGAAGTCCACAGGTCAAACATGAGCAAGGAAGGTGGTCTGCATACAAAGGATGGAAAAATCAAAAAAGGCCCAGGATTCATCGAACCCGATCTTGACAGATTCGTAAAATACATTAAAATCTAAATAAACCACAACCATGGAAGATTTGAACACAGCAGCTATGATGGTGCCATTTATGGCAGGTGCCTCCCGCAAGCATAGTAGAGGCGGCAATGGCATCAGCCCACGTGAGCTTAGAGAGAAGAAGAGAATAGCGAAAAACCGCAAGCGTAACCGCCTTGCCAAAAAATCGAGAAGGAGGAAAAGAAGGTGATACCACACTTGACGAGCACATCATTCCTTCCCACATTAGACGTGCCCATAGAAGAATCGTCAATTTTTGGGAAAAGACGCACCAAAATGCTTAAATTCCGCAAGGACTATACTGCACCAGCAGCTCAGGAGAACAGAACGTCCAGAAGAAGGAAAAGGAACAAGATCGCTAGGAAATCGCGAAGAATCAATAGAAGGAAGTAAGTCGTAACATAGTAACTAGCTTGAGGGTGGGGGCTTCGGTCTTCACCCTTTTTTGTAATTCTTCTGTTAACCGAATCGTTCAGTGCATTAAATAGTTTAGAACAGTGAACTATTTAAATCTTGCTCTTGTAATGAAATCTGAATTTTTCGAAGCATTGAAATCAGTGCTTGATCCGGAACTATTCGTATCTCTTGATGTCGATCCATATCACTTGAAAAATGTGTATGTGGACAATGGATACACCTTCATCGACTATGCCCAAGTAGAATACCGCACCACCGATCACATCTCAGAGGACTTCCATCAAAGGAAATATAAGAGGCTCTATAAAGAGAATGTGGGTTATGTGCAGGTATGGAGTGATGCCTGGGAAGAGGACAAAACAGCCATCATGGACCATCTCAAGAAGAGGTTCCTCACAACCCTGGATTTTTTACCAAGGGGTTGTGTTAAAAAGGTGGAAGATGCTGATATACCAGAATTGCTGGGGCAACATTACAACCCTTACAAGAAGCAGTTCGCTTATTACTCCAACAATACACCTATATTTGCTGTCTTCCTTGGTATGCCACAAAAGAGTCATTGGGTCATTGAAAAAATCATCCATCCTGTGGGACAAAATGTCACCCTCCATATGGAGGTGATGATGGAACATATTAAACAAAAGCTTAACCCAAAAAGCATATCCATAGTGCTCGATCCTGCATGGGATGATACATCGTGGCCTACAGAAGTTGATATGATATTAGAAACCAACATACCCACTTCATGGCTAGTAAATACAAAGGATGACCATCCAAAACGCATGGACGTACATAAAATAGGGATGAACATCCTGTCTAACCCTAAAAACTCTAACTGCAAGCCTGTTAAAGGCGTTAAAAAAGAAAAATTCACATGGAAAAGAAAGTAACACTCTTGATCATTACTCTGCTGATCGTATTGTCTGGCTTCTCCAAGACCAGACTTTTTGCCATCTACAATCCTGAGTTCCACATTGGGATGCAAAATCGGGATGCTGATGCATTCCAGAAGTTCATCTTTGAGGCCAGCAAAGACACAACCAAAAAGTTCTATCTTTGCTCCGGTGAAACGGAGCTATTGAGAATCATGGAAGCTGCAGATGGTGTTATGTTTTTCAATACCTACGATTGGGATTCGGTTTTTTCAGATGGTTTTTATTATCGATTCGAAAAATTCGTTGAGAAAGGTGATCGTTCCATCTTTCTCGCCAGCTCATATCCCACTGGTAGATGGGCAGAATTCTTTAAAATGGAAAGATCGGGTGCTATAGAATATGCCATATTGGGTGCCAGGACTGTCAACGAATATGCGGACATTATCATGGAAGGAAGCAACGTCACATCACCTTTTGCTGTTGAAGAATTCATGCCGACTATGGACATGGATTCCATAAATCAACCCATCTTGGTGAGTGATAAAGAGATTCCATTGGCCACCTGCTCCGATAACGATTCACTGAGGGTTTTCTGGTCAACTTTTGGTTATAACTATAGCCACTACTACAGATGGGAGGTTAATACACATCTTTATGGTGGGCTTGACTGGGTTTTCTATAAGGACAAGGAATATAACTTCTGCAAGCTCCATATTGACTCCCTGGACACCACTCAGAGTGCAATAGTCATAGCAGAGATAGAAACAAGGATTCCTGTGACTGGCATCATTTTGAAGAAAACTGAGGGTGATTTCATTCAACTCTCCAGGGGGTATGAATCGATATACGATTCATCGGATCGCTATTTCAGATTCATTGAGGGTGTAATCACTGATCCCATCGAATACCAGCTCATCCTGGAACTCCAAAACGGGTCAACTGTGGAATCGAATGTGCTGCAGGTTTCTCCTAAATGATTTATCAAATTACAGATAAATAGGGAAAACATAACTAACAAATGCGTTCGAAATATCCTCAATTCAAATATACATGGGACCAGTGGCATGCCATCTATGGAGATATAGAGATGGGAACTGCTTGCCTGGACACCATGAATGACCGAGTGGCCTATTTCCATAATGACACTGGCTCAAGAGATTTGGTGTGGTGCGGTGAAGTACCAAAGCAAGCGCAAGGTTGGTCATTCGACAAAGATGACCTTCTGTTTGCTGATCCAGAAGATTCATTCAACTTCAAAAGGGATAACGGGTTTGCTTCCCCTGAGTACATCACTGATCTGGAGGCTGAATTTGAACATGAGGCCAACATAGCAAGAGATCACACTGATTATGATACCTGGTCTGGGTATGTAACCGAGGGAAAATTGAACGAAACTGGAAACGATTTCATAAAAAAAGCTGTTACCCAGCTTTCCAAGGAGTATGGAATCATTTATCCTGAGTTGGCTTATGCTGCACATTCCTCAGATAATGGGTATTGGATTGTAATTGACGGCCAACAGGCAGACGAAGAATTCCCAGGCGAAACTGATTCTGTGAATGTGGCTTTCAAAGTGGTGCCAGATGGTTCTGGAAATCCAAAAGTCTCCATGACCAGCACCTTTGATGGTGATTTTGCATCTGATCATATCACCAAGAGTTGGATTAATAGCCAAGAAGAGGATGTAAGGCAGATTGTCCTGGAGGAATATGATACAGATGATCTTCATGATATCGATCTCCACCTAACTCCGAAGGCACTCAATGGCAGACCTCTTTATCAGGAATACGACTATAAGAAGATTTTCTGGAATGGTGACTATCTGGTTGATATTATACAGAGTTACGGGGATGCGTTTTATTATCGTGCTGCTGACAAATGGGGAGATTATAAACACACCTGGGTCCACCTGGGTTATGCTCCTGTTTCACAACTCTTTTACGCTGGGTTTCAAACAAATGATGAGGCACAACACATGGTTTTTGAGTTTGAAATTACACCAAATGGCACAATAACCAATATCACCGACAAACATGGGTATGGCCCATTCTACAGTGATCCCATGGAGGAATTGCAGGCCAACAACCAAACATACGTGCCTCTCTACGATATCCAGAAGCAACGAGACCTTTATGAAACACATGCGGCCATTATGATGCCGCTCAATCCTGCCACTACGCCACCCCTCACAACCATAAAGCGTTTGTACGCTGGTCTTGCTACTCAATACAACATAGTGAATCCCGTTCTCAAGACAGTTTGTATTGGGTTTGGTGTTGAGTACTATTACATCGTTGCGGTGTCCGGCACCCAGTCCAGGAGGGGTTATTTGTCATTACCGGAAGAAACAACAGCAGTTTTCATTCTCGATTCTGACTTTCAGCTCAAGTTTTCTCCAAGCATTTTCCTTGGTGACTACCACAAAGATGCGCATGCCTGGGTTATGAAGAATCACCCTGGGGCCAGATGCGTTTTTGATTCCAGAAGAACGTTATCTGAGAACGCCAACAGCACATATGAGTTGGATGGGAAGGTTTTCGATACTGTTGTTTTCACATCAGAGGACGATGCAAATGAGTTCATGGCGGACAATTCAGGATATAGTATATTAGCCACAGATGGTGGCACCATCCATGTTTCTAAATCATCAGATAAAGGTACTCCAGTTGAAGATGATGACACACCTGCAGAAGATGAAACAACAAATGAAAATAAAATGAAGAAATCCGCAATCAACGAAAACTATTCCCTTACCTGGGATGAATACGTCTATAAACATGGCGATCCGGAACCAGGAACTCCTTGTTACGACTCCATGAGTCGAGAGGTTGTCTATTTCGACCATCAATCCATGGGTAGTAACAAAGTTTGGTGCACTGCTGATCCGGACAGTGAAAGAGGGTGGTATTTATCTAAGCACAGACTTTCCTTCAAAGACCAGGAATATGGTGGCTACGGCAATGATGATTATGAAATGTGGGAGAGAAAGAATCGCAACAAATCTCCCAGGACCAAGGCCATGATGGAAAGGAAGCTGAAAAGCAAGAAATCTCTACCCATCAAAGAAAGCACAGATGGTCCAGTATCATTACCAGTCTCCACAAAGCTGATGCCAGATGATTTCAAAAGGGCTTTTGATAAAAATAACCTCTTTTTCAAAGGTATAAACGTCAGAGAATGGTTTCTTAGCAACATGCAAGCCCTGTTAGCAGACGCGGAAAATGCCCTGAATGGTGGTGATGGTCAAATAGTGTATTTTGGATATGATCCAGAATCGGAGATGTTTTATGTTGGTGTGGATGGGTTCCATGACTTCGATGGAGGAGATGGAGAAATGAGGGGTGTTACGTTGCCATTGTGGATTCCTGCGGCCATAACTAAAGGGTATTTACCTTCTCCAGTTACAAAAACCCCCTACACGTCCAACTATGATGGTACTTTTTACCCCATCTCCTATGATGCATTGAAAAGAGACTATTCAGGTATCATAGACCTTGTATTGGATTAAGATATTTTCATGGTAAGTTAATTAGATTAATTATAGCAGAATCAGGGAGATCAGAAACGGTCTCCCTGATCTGTATTTGAAACATGTGTTTCATAGATGACATAAATAAGGTACTAACGCATTTTACATGGCTAAATCCCTCCTGTGCGTGAGGGTGGGACGCAGAGTCCTTTTTGTTTAATCTAACCATTTGATCATGAGACACATTATTCCAGTGGTGGCAATCGTTGCCCTATTTTTAACACCGACTTTCCACAATGTGGAGTCGAAGGAAAAAGCATCCATTGGGGAAGAAGTAAAACCGGACAAATCCAAAACAAAAGATGTAGTGGGTTTTTGCCACTACCATTGACAATCCGGAAAATAACTGAATAAAGATTGATCCTCGGGGTTCTCACCTCGGGGATCAAGTGTATTTGAAACCGATGTTGCGTGTGTTTCATATAGAAAACAAAAGTAAACTCACCATGGATATAGTTCAAATAGAAATCAAACACGTTTACATGTCAATCTTTGCGGCTGGGAATATGTTCGCTGATGCAGTGGTTGACTCCATTCTCAAGTCAGGGTACGAAGGGATGCAGGAATTCCACGAATTTGCCTTAGATAGAATCGATTCCGAGTTGGAGCCTCTCATCCCTCCAGGTGACTTTATGATTAGCCTTATGGCAAAGCACGTGGCCGAGAATCCCTCACTGAGTGCCATCATTTTCGGTAGAGATGGTGTGACCTATGATGATTTCAAACAGGATTTCCTGGAACAATACAGGGCACTCAAATCCGCATTTGAAGAAGAAATCCCAACGGAGGTTACAGAAATCACATCCAGGAATCTGACAGAAGTGGATGGCATGGAATCTGATGATGTTGGTCTTGCTGGCCTGGGCTGGGCCACATCCAGCACCAGCCCCAGTGTTCATTTGGTTTATGGTACCAATGGCCCCACAGGCGATTTAGATGAAGCAATCCAGCTATTGCAGCATTTGTATGCTTCCCTGGACGAGAAGCCATCCGATCTTGACTTCGCTGCCATGCTCACCCTATTTGATGGTCACATTATGCCAAACTTGGAGTCTATGCGTAACATGATTAAAATGGGCATGGACAAGGACAAGGAATACACAGGTGGGGGTGCTATCCTATTGAATGCTGCTGGTGATAACCTCAAATTCATAAAGGGCCACATGGTATACACTATCATCAAAGAACCCATAGCAGGTTTGTCTGATCCGTCATACACTGTCATCGTGACAAATCACACCCAGCTTGGTCAGTCGATGAAAATCATGACCGTAGGTGAGATTTACTATGAACTTGGGTATGACATGAAATCATCTTTATTGGCATAATCCTTATTAACATAAACACCATGAAAGGATCAAAAACAGTATACGTAGAGAACAGCTTAGGAAAGTTCTCATTTGAGTTGAAGAAATACAGCTCTAACAACAAACCAGCATGAAGAGAAACATAGCCATACATCAAAACTGCTTTAGTGATCTCCGGCAATTCGGCCAAGTCGTTCCCAGGAATGGATATTATCGTTATATGACTGGGTTGTATGTGGGCAGAATCTACAAGGTATTGTGTGGCTCCAACGAGGAACTTATATCTTTTGCAGAATGCACACAAGATTCGCCTTTCAATCTTCGCCTTATTGTGTCGGTGGGGGATGAGCTGCTAGCCTGGAATGGAAACGCCTGGAAAGAAGCAGGAAGTGACAAGGGAGACAATTCTCAGTTCTGGCAGAAAGCTGTTGTTAAAAATGCATATGTGTTCAAGGGAGATTTCCTTGTGGATGTGGTTTTTGATGATGGTACAGAAAGCAATGATCATTTTTATTTGCAAACTAAACCCATAGAAGAAAATGTATAGTCAGACATTAAATCAAATAACCATTGCAGAATCAGTAGGCAAGACTGTAAGTCTAACAGACGGTATATTTTTTAAGATATACACTGATGGCACCTATAGCCATATTCGACATGTGATTGAGGATGACAATTACATAGATGAACCGCTCTCTTACGCAGACCATGTGGAACTCAACAGGGATTTATTAGGCGAGAGACCCTTATCTCCAGAAGTGTCTCTGTTGATAAAGCATAATTTTATAGACAAAGATCAATTCATAAAAGATTGTGAACAGGCTAACACTACCGCCAATGAATCTGCTAGAAACAAGGAAATAAACAAGCTTGTGAATAAGCTAAAGGCTTTGTCGCCTTTTGTGAAAATATCATTCCCTTTCGATGTAGAATTTTAATAATAAAACTATACACACGATGCTTAAACAAAGATACGTCATCATCCAAATCGCGGAGGATTTGTCAGGAATTCCCATGTTTGATCCTGCTGCCGAAAATGTACAAGAAGTCAAAGGCGACAATGACATATCCGTGGGATATGTTCAAGCCATGGTGAATCCCGCTGAGGTTTTGAGGGGCACCTGGGCACAGGAAACCGTTCTGGACACCACAGATGAGGTGAGAGAACATCTGTCCGGCAAGGAACATCCCGAAAGATTCATTGCGTTACCCATTCTGGTATATGACCCAGTGGTGACGGCCTAAAACCTTCCAACACTAAATAACATGAATGCTCTTGTTTTTGTCATGAAAGATAACGTTCCTGTTAACGTTCACCATCTATTCAAATTTGGCGATACGCCATTTGGTATTGAATGGTGGAAGACTCAGAAAGGTATGTGGAACATGGTGCTAACCACCATGGATATGCCAAAAGTCCACAGCGATTCTCTTGGGAACTTTCTCTCTGATTGTTTCCCTGAGGAACCAACGATCAGAAGATCATACTTTGATAGGAACATTTTTATGCGGGGGATCAATGGTCTCTCACCTCAGCAGTTGACACTGGAAGACCTAAAGGATGCATCGGAGGTTATCTGATGTATACCCGAGGCCATAGAAGGTATCTTCCTTGCACTCGGACATCTTCCGAGGTCTTAACACAGCCGAGAACTAGAAAATAAAAGGAAAAACAAGAAAGACGGGTTCTGCTAATACATAAAAGAAAACATGGGATTACCAAAATTTTCAGAGTTTATAAACGAATCCTCTCATCAAAATGTCCAGGATTTCATGAGTTCCAGCACATATATGGAATTTGATAATGCGGCTGATGGTGTTCTGTTGTATGTCACCAGAAAGCATGGCGATGTGGGGAGCGATACTGCTTCTCATAAAGATATCGAGGAAGCAGAAAAACTGGCCGTTGGCATCAAATCAAGATTTGGATTAACAGCCTGGGTTAGCACGTGGGATGAATGGGTCCATCTTCATATAAGGGTTGAGAATCCCACCAGAAACGTGCTATACCAGTTCATGAAAGATAGAGATGGGAGGGGGTTTGTGGAAACTAAGTCAACTCTGGAAGAAATAATGACAGAATTCTCCAGGTTCATGCCAAACGGGTTCGACTGGTCATCTACAATTGAAAAGGTGAAAAATGAAACCAGCTATACCACTGGTTACACATATTCAAAAACGTATGGAAAACATCTCTTGATTGGCAGAAATGACCCTAGGAACAATTCTGGGTATGATTTCTATCTGCGAAAGGTGGAAAAATGATGAAACAACATGCCTAAACAAAAATCATACAAAGGACGAGTCGTTAAGATCAAAACTGGTAAAATAGGGTACGCGCTCTATTCTGATCAACCTGTAAATGGAAAGGTTGTGGTTAGATTGGTAGAGAACGATGCTCTAACAGGTGAAAACCTTCTGTGTTCATCCGAGAATTTGACTCACATAGGCTTTATAGACTAGCGCGACCACCTCATAGATTTGAAACACGTTTCATTGACGATACATAAAGTGACCAAGAGAGGCCACCGACACTGTTCCCATCAGTTGATAAGGTAGAGCAAAGAGGCTGTAAAGCCGTTGAAATTGGGGTGGGTTAAGAAGGTAATAACCTAGCTTTCACAGCAGGAGGTCTCAAGAGGTTCTTTTAAATGATGTACTCAACAGTGGCGCAGCTATCGGGACCATTCCCCTACATTTTGAGCAGCAAACCATTTGCCACTGCCTAAGTCCCTTGCCGAATATCCGAGGAGTGAGTGAGAAGTTTCAGTTTGATTAGGTAGAGCAAAGCAACGGCAAGGGCAATATCCTCCGTCCAGGTGAGTTTCTCCCTGGACTTCCGCACCATCAGGTGCATATACCATTGTTCGTGGGAATCGTCAACACTCTCTATTCAGGTGTTGCTCGGTTCCCACACTTTTTTAAAAATTTGTGATGAGCACTTACAATTCAAAAAGGACTTTCACCCACAAGGGCTATGGTAGGATTTATGTGATGGATGAGACTCACATACCCATGGTCAATCACATTATCTCAGAAATGTATCAAGAGGAATTTGAGAATTATATGCCAAAAGACCTCATTGCACCATTCTCCAAATAGAAATGTGATGTCTGCCAGGGTTGTTCATTGTAAGCAGGAACCATTCGATGTATATATAGGGAGACCTTCTAAATGGGGAAATCCATTCACCCACATACAAGATGGTAACACAAAGGCCAAGTACATTTGTTCCAGCAGGAAAGAGGCCATAGAAAAATATAGGCAATGGATAACTAAAGGAGGAGGGCGTTATCTTCTGCAACACATAGGGGAATTGAGAGGAAAGACGCTGGGGTGCTGGTGTAAACCTCAAACTTGCCATGGGGATGTTCTGGTAGAGCTGGCTAACGATTTTCATATTTTATGAATCCAAACAAGTTGATATGGCTTAGCGGTTCCGACATGGTTTATAAAAACTGCGTTCTATACTGCTATGTTCCCATTCAATTTAGTTTAACCCATCAGATAAGAATAGTGATAACAGATGATTCTGGAAGATTTACCGCAATCATCACAATCAATCGGCTCCAGATAGGAATGGTAACCGAATCCAACAAAAGCATAGACCACCTCAAGGAACTTTGTCAACAATGGTGGTTTGATAAACTCAGATCAATAACAAAGAATAATTAGAAACCCATGTCATTTTCGCTCAGTAAAAAACGTAACCAATCGGGAACACATGTTATCAAACTCTATGATGGAGTTTATCTCGGAAAATCCCAGAGAGAAGTTCCCAAAGTTCTTGCCCTTACATTCACAGAGGAAACTGTCAAGCTCGTTCTTTCAAGCAAGCAGTACAAATACAACAACGCAACCATAGAAAAATTATGAGAACCATCATCACTTTCTTGCTCTCCATCTCATTCATCCTTAGTTTTTCCCAAAACATCGATCGAACCAAAAATGTCATCTATTCTTCTGACACTGTGATAACAGTGAATTCTCAGAAGGAAATGAAAAGGGAACAGCTTTTGACCGATGAAACCCAAAAGGCATATGTCCTGGTTGAAGGTAAGGAATGGGTGGACTCTAAGCAGGAATATGAAGAGGTTTCTCTCACCATGATTCTATCTGCCCAATCCTACATGCTGGTCAACTCCAACGATCATTATTCGTTTGTTACCAATCTGCAATCGGCAGTGGGTTTTAAAAATGGCTACTATAAGCTGTATATAAAAGAGACAGAAAGTAAAGTGATGTACGCCTATTCATTCAAGGTGGTAAAAAATAAGTTTGTCATGGACTTTTAGTCCTAAGCATCCCGTTCTTTTTAGCGTCAAATTTCACCAATTTCGCAAGGTGGTACAGAGTAACAGCCCGTACCACCTTCTTTGTATTTATGCATCATGTCAAATTTCATAAGAAGAATCATAGCAGGCTTTAAGGCAGACCCGTCAGAACTGGAGGGTATGGTCATAAAAAGAGACCTCCAGAGGATTTTAGATGACCTACAAACCTCCATGTTGGTAGATACGGATGTGGCCATCAAGAGACTTGGTGTAGTGTTGGGTGAATCCCCAGCCATATCATTCACTGTGGCCGGATACCATGAAATCTTTCCCAGGATGAGAAGTGATATAGAACCTCACATTAACCAAAAGTTCAACGACAGAACAGAGCCTCCATATAAACTGGAGGAATTGAGAAAGATAATTGTTAGGGAAGGTTTTGCTGAGTTATGGTGGAAGTTTCTATTTGTGTATTGGGTTGATGTGGTTTATTTCAACGGTTCCAGGTTGAAGCTGATGCAAAAAATAGCCAATGGACTCACTGGGAGAAAGGGTACATGGTTGCACGTTGACATGGACATCTTCTGGCTCCATTTTTTAGCATACAACGACCCCAGGCATGTTGGATATAGGAAGGTGAGGTATAGATCGCATATGGAAATGATAGCACCACACACTGCTTTTAATGGAGCCATGGTTTTCCTGCAAGAAGATGGGGTGGTGTATTCTGGTAACGGTGGTAGGTGGACCCCCTATGAGATCGCAGAGGACATCAGACAGTGGATGGTGGACGCACTAAATAAGAAAACATCACAATCATGACCAAAAAAGAAAAGGTTCTATTAGTGACACAACTCCTGTCTGTGGCTCTATTGGGCATAATCACCATCATGTTCAACATGCTTAAGGCATTCCACAGGATAGGAATGGCATATTTTTCGTATTACGACAAATTTTCCTGGACACAGATAAACGCACCATTTCTGGTGCTATTATTCTTTATCTTTGCATTTCATCAGATGAAACGAATGATTAGAAACTGAAACACTTCTGAGATAATAAAAAGTGTACGAGAAAATCAAATAAAACCAAACGACCATGTACACTATTGACGCAAAAGGAAAAATCCTTGCTCATTTCAAGAAGATCAACACAGGACATCAGACCATGTTAGTGAGAACTGGCATTGATAAGGAACCATCAGAAGACCAAATCGTGGAGCAGGGTTGGGCATTAGCCAGCACTTCCAGGGCCACAGGGCTTGGTACAGTCAAATGGTTGGAACCTGACATCAACGCTCCCATTGAGGACAACATCATCAGGTTGAGAGATGAACTCTACAATCTGGGTTACAGGGAAAATAAGAGAAATCGCTGGGTGAAGGCGTAAGAAGCATTAATTTGGATGGTGAGTTGTTCCGTGACCTAAGTCAATGGAACTCCAGGTTTCATTGACTCCTCTAATGAGAACGCCTCCGCCTGTTTTTGTTTAATGTCCGAATCGACTCCCGATCCAGACAATATGTTTAATCCTTGTTTAAGAATGTTCTTGGATGCATTCAAATCACGATCATGGTGTTCACCACAAGATGGACAAGCCCATTTTCTATCGGAATTGGAAAGCATAACCAAAGGGTATGAAGAAAAGATATCACTTTGGGTATCCTGAAAGGGTTGACCATAAAGCCTTGCTTTAAGGTGAGGTCTGACTGGTTGGCCAAAGTGGCAGGAGCTGCCAAGTGGGCACATGCGCATAGAGACACAGAGCATGCGCCCTATGTTCCTCTAACGTGGCTTGCGTTGGACGATTCTATAACACCTGAGAAAATCCATTCAGTGTATCAAGACGGAAATGTGGATATAGTGTTCAGGCTCATAGAGCAACTTCTGGACCAGATTGGCCTTGATGAAATATGGAAGTTCATGTCCGAATCGTTGCTACCAAAAGACAAGCTACCAGCCGCAATTCCGGCAGAAATCGATCTAATGCATGGGTTATGGGAAGACCTAAATATCCATGGTGATGGGGAAGATTTAAACGATTACAAAATATACGCCAAAAGAGTGAGAGACGATGGGTAAAGCTTATGATGGAAAAGAGCCATGCCAGGGATGTGGTACTCCAGGCAGTGAGAAACGAAGGCGGGGTAAAAACCAGTTATGTCCAGACTGTAAGAATATCATGGAAGCTGGTAAAAGAGTGCTTCATTTGGAATCTGTTGAGTACATCCGTATAAGACACCACATCAACACATATGACAGCAAATGGCTGAACGTGTTTTCGCATGCGATCCTGGAATTACTGCATGTTCCCAACGTTACCAATGACTGTTTCAACCCAAAAGGGTGGCATGTCCTAAAATCCACCTGGGGAGATAATGTGAAAGATTATGATGTTCCCGCAAGGTTTTTCGAACCACTCCAGAAGCTTTTCCTTGAACTCGATGATACTTTGAAAGATTTACGTGCCAGAGAGGAAGAGATACCAAGGAAAGCCAGGGAAGAGGTCAATAAGGAATACGATCGCATATTCATGGAAGGTATAAAGAAGGGTAGGAATCTTTTGCTACAGCTCAATAAAAATGAAGTTTCATTGAAGGATTTTGAAAGAAACTATGGCTATTATGAAAGAATCAGGGAATCAGACTAACTACGAGAAACGCATGAAAATCTCCGTAAACCCAAAGATGGTTATGGGTGGTCCACATAAAGAATATGTGTTTTATTTGTTGCTCAATCATGAAACACTGGGCAAAGACACAGCGCTTTTCTTTGATACTGTCACCGAGGAATTACATTCGGTCCATTTCACCCAGGAAGATGGTGTAACGCCCCTCAAACTTTATGAAACCCCAGATGACACCGGATTTCATAGAGATGGCAAACAGGTGATAATGAACACAGATTGGGAAAATGAGAGGATTTCGGAAATGCTTTCTGGTATAGGAACCGAGAGTTATGACGAGGTAGTGAAAGATTTCAAAGCTTCTTTCAAGCCTGTGAAGAGCCGCATCGATCCTGAAAGGCAAGAAGCTGAGTTTTGGATAGAATTGCCTGAATTGACCAAGGAAACAACCTTTTGGATGTACTTCCAGGAGGTTCACTGATTTGGAACCTCATTCCATCGATAGATATAGAAAGGTAGGAAATAAGTTCTTAGAAGTATAAAGGTAAACAAGTAAGTCATTGGAAACAATGGCCGAAGTTTAAATTGGTGAACCTTGGAGTTCTACACTCATTGAACTCAGCTGGTGGGGATTCACGACATCAAAAAGTCCCTTACCCCACCACATCCGGCTTCAATCCCCTTGGTCAATGACCTCGGGGAATTTTTTAAAGCTATCACTTATGCGGTCATTAGATACCACAACCCAAGGCTGGCTTCATCTATTGGAAGCCATACTTCTTGCTCATAAAACACTTGCACCATTCTCAGATGGCACAGAAATTCAGGATAAACTCTCCAGCGTGACTTCTCCTGTTGCTTACAATACGTATAGACAACATCCAATTCCAGCCATGGTGGCTTGGTGCCATCTGTCATTAGATGAATCGGTGGATTATGAAACGTTTGCTCGTAGAAATCCAGATAATTCATACTGCAACACCTGTTTCAGATGTGTGAGGATGATCATGAGGGGTGACTTCATTGGTGCCTGGGCTTTTTATTCCAGAAAAATCAATGGCGTGGCTGCTCCCATGAGCAGATCAATTACGTTATCCAGCACATTTTTTAAGGCAATAGACTTCAGTTCTCCACTTGACCAAAGTGCGGATGCCATTGCAAAATTCAAAACCCAATTAGAAATGATGAGGCATGGGCAAGGGATTTATAAGCGTTGATTGATGATATAAAGATAGATATTTGCCTGTCGTCAGTGGGCCTCAGGGTTTGCTGGCGGCAATTTCTTTTACATAAATAGAAAAATCACACATCATGTTAAAAACCTTCTCAGAATTCATAAACGAGTCTAGCAATAGATTGTTGTTTCATTTCACCACTGGTGATAATCTTGCATCCATACTGGAATCAGATGAATTGGTGGCTTCCATGGTTGCTGGTACCCAGGCAGACCTTGTTAAAAATCAAGGTCGTCCTTATATGGTGTCATTCTCCACCTCTGGTTCTGGTGCAGTTGGATTTGGCAGATCAGTTTCCGCATATTCTGGAAAGGTCACCATAGAGCTAGATGCCAATAGACTCAGAAACCTGGGCAAAATAGCGCAGGTGGATTATTGGGGGTCTCTGAGGAAAGGTGATGATCTTAGCATGGAAGATAAGACGCGCTATGATGAACAAGAAGAAAGACTTCTTCTCAATGAGCCTCAAATTTCCAACATCTCCAGATATATCACAGCCATCTATTTCTATGTAGGCAAGATAGACGACAAATGGTTGAAAGATTTCAACAAATGCTGGGGCATTGCCTCCGGCAAGAACATCCCTTTCCATCCATTCGAGAATGAAGCCGCCTATAATATGCGCAGAACCCAAAGGGAGGGTGTTGATGACAGCAAGTTCATGAACGATGTGTTCACGGAGTATAGAGCAAAGGAAAAACACGAATCTCCTGACTATTACTCAACCAACATGGATAGATGGTTAGCACTCTGGGTGAAATGGGACGATTCCAGAATGAAAACTCTCATGGATTTCCTGGATAAATCGAAAGGTGTGGAAGCTTGGCTGGCCAGATATGCTGACAATCCTGATATCAACCATGCGTATGCCATGAACAGGTTCCAGAAGATGTTCTCGGAAGAGGGAAGGAGCTGGAAGGACATCCTTTATTTTCCGGATGGTATGCATGCTAGAGATAGAGCAACTTCCCTGGCCAACGATTTGCATAACTCTAAAATATACAGCCAATATCCCACCACCAGAAAACTCATTGACTTGGTGGTGAAAGACCTCATGAAAAGATCAAATGGGGATATCAAAGACTATCTTGTGAAAACCATAAATCATTATTATGAAAAGACTTAAAAAATTCGGAACGACAGACCAAAACAAGGCCACTAATGAATCCGTCCAAGTGGCACCAAAAAATCAAGTGACAGCAGGTTTTCTTGCTTGGTTGCGGTCTTTGTAAACCGCTCGGGAACCTGATGGGCGACTAGTAATTTGAATCCTTAAAAGGTCTTTTTGTATAAAGGGTGGAGTATAACACAAGGGGAGCATTGTCTCTTTCTGTTTACAACGCAGATTCAGGACTTAAGATGAGAACCATAATGGTCGATAAAAACATTGCTTCCAGTGTCCGGCTTGCCATCACCAAGGCAACATCCAACCCCTCACTTATAGTTAATGACCCAATGGCTTTAGAGATAATCCTAACAAATCACACATAAATGGGTGGTTTGAAACAGGACGATCCGGAAGCAGTATAAAAACCGAGGACGTGAAATGCAGAGAATGGATATGGTGGTTTCTCCATAATGCATAACAATTCGAACAAGCAAACACGTCCGATTTCTACACCCAGTAGAATCTCTCGGGGAGGCCACTACGGTGGTCTCCTATTTTTATCCACTCTAAAACTGAAAAACCATGTATGAGAAGATTCCAGATGATATGAATGTCATCACCCCTCCCCAAATAAAGGGGGTGGAAAAAGGCCAAGAAGTGTATACCGCCAAAGATAGCACGCTGGGTTATGGTAGAAAATGGAATGTGGTGAAAGCCTCGGGATCGGGCATAATTCTCGAATGTACGGGGTTTTGGGGAAGATCGCACTTTTCTCCTGGTTCCAACAGGATCATTCACCCCCACGAAGATTCATTCTATATGAAAGTTCACGATATGTTCCATAGGGATGTGAACGACACAAAGATAAGAATGACAAAAAACAATACATCTTTCCCCAAATTCATAACCTTCGAGTCACCATGGTAAAAGGTGATATCAAGAAATACGGGGTGGAGTATAACCTCTATTACTGGTGGGTGGCTCCCATCAATGCGGGTATTGAATCCCGTCACCCCGTACATTATAGTTAGTGAGTGGCTGCTTCATTGCAGCAAACTAGGGTGCTGGGCCAGGATCGATTCCCTGAAAAGGTGAGTCTCCTGGTTCCAGTGTATTTGAAACTTTTGGTGAGTTCCACCCATAGAACAGTCATGAGACAAAAAGAATGTTACATAGTTCCTGAGATACTCCCAACGGAGGAATCATTCATAGATTTCCTAAAGCTACTCAGGAAGGCGTGCCTCACGCTTGTTGATCCAAAGCTGCCTCATATTAAGATCGCACCGGAAGATACCAAGGTGTACATGTCCAATGGGGTGGTTAACGTTGAATGTCAACCATTGGAGGCCACCTATGTTGAAGTCAATCGCCCATTGGGTTCCGATATGGTCAATGGCAAAAAGTTACAGGGGCATATGAACATGATTAGCGTCAATAATCCTGTTGCGTTCGATGTCTATGAAAGCCTAAGAATTGGGAACTTCTTAGATTCTATGGATGTTGCTGGGGTGGCCATAACCTCAAGGCACAGGAGGGCATCTGCGGCAGCAAGACAATTCTTTCAGCCTCCCACTGCTCATCTGGGCATGTTTTCTCATTGGTTGACAGTCCTTTTGACCGAATTGGGTGATTACCCTGCCGAACACCTAAGATGATAGTAAATACAGAAAACATAATGAGAGCATATCTTCTGTTTCCATTGTTATTTGTTGTGCTAGTCGTAGCTACCATCCTTCTTATATTCCCACTTTCTGTGTACGCAATAGTCAATAGGGTTCCCATGGCTGATGTGTGGTCATCATACTGGCACAGCATCATCGATCTCCATGATCTACTGACTTCCAGAAGAGACCTTCACCCCAATGATCCAGTCGCCAGTTTGGTGGTGTACTATGTGGATATGGGTGTTATTCTCCTGGGATACACAGCAATCATATTCTATTTCATATGAAGAAAAACCAGAATAAAGTTACACCAGAAATACTGGCACTCGCTAACAATCAACCTGAACACTTTGTGTGTGATTCCAGGGCACTCAGCTTCATAATGAATGATTCGGAACTCGATCTTACCAATCATGAGGATTGGGGAAAGTTCATCATACTTGCAGGAGAAACAGCCCATTCTGCTTGTGAAGCTTGTAATGAAGGAACATATGGTGCTCTTTGCATTCCTGTGGACTCTGAGGGTTCCATCATGTGGAGCTGGTATCGTGGTGATTGGAAATGGGAACCCGATATAAAGGAATTGCCAGACGAAGATGAATTCTCCAGAAGGATGATGCTTCTCATCGATGAGTATTCTGCATACATTGATAAAATCCACTGAATTGTTGCCTGGAGAAAAGCTATCACCCAGCTTTCCTGTGGTGTTTAGAAGTGAGCAAAATTCCGTAGACATATTTGTTAAATACAATAGCGGGGTGGTTAAAATGAGGCGCATTGATGCGGGTGATCCCATAGACTGGGTATTTGAACCCCAGGAACCTCCCGAATGATACAAAAATATGAAAAAAGCAAGCTATAAAGTGATACTGGCATCTGGAAGACTTCATACCATCAGGATGTTGGATGAATTCGTTTACAGATGTGCAATGAAGGACGATCCGACTCCTCTCTATCTTACCAAGAGAGAAATTGATGAACATGATGTGGCGGAGCTGGATGAGAACTATTCAAGGGGTTATTCCTGGCTTGATTCTTCCACTGGTACCTATTTCATCGATGAGGGTGATATGTTCCACACATTTGCTAAGATAGGAACTCCTATTGTTAGTATGATGAGGGAAGATGGTACGTATCGTACCAAGCGATATGTGGTAGAGACCATCACCGATGAAAAAGGTTGTGCAAGATTCTGCCGGAGAAACATTGGTTATAATGCCTTTGAGTTGGTTGGTATTTTGGATCATGCCAAATACGAGGTTCTCTCCCAGATCAATGGGAAGTTTGCCCCAGATACCATCAAAAGAGAGGTTATGGAATTTGACATAGAAGATACTGAATGATGCAACCCATTTTTTATTTCTGCAGGGAACTCAATACTTACATTTTGCCAGTTGGTAGGGGAATGGTTTCTCAGGATGTATTTGAAGACAGCGTGAAAACCTACACCAGAATGACAGGGGTTCCGTTTGATGACATACAATCAGGAAACATACACGAATCTGCAAGCAGACCAAACCAAAACACCATGATGGTCTTCTTGTATGCTCCAGGTCAAGGGATACTGATGAACCCCAATGCCAGTGTAAAGATTTTTGGTACCATGCAGATGATCATAGAAACAATAATGAAATAAAAGCGAATTTGCATTTGCTTGCTGAGGGAGCGGTTAATCCAAATGTGCAATCTGCGATGGGTGATGCCGCTCTCCTCTTTATTTAAATACCATAAGAAACCAGAAACCATAGAATGAGACAACTCCAACCTTTAATAAACAATCATTTGGAACGCGCTAAAGAGCACTTTGCTTATCTGGAGGAAAA